GTCCAAGGCAACCCAGGAAACCCCGGCGCCCGCCGAGGTGGCGGGGAGACGGGGTCAGCTTGCGGATGATCCGGTTCCGCCGATTCAGCCGCGACAAGTCCGGCCTGGCAATTTCCGCGCCTCGACACGTCGCGGAGACCGACTGCGTGGCTGAGGACGCAGTCCTGATCGGACCGGTCTGGGCCCCAAAATTCCCGTCTAGACGGAAAATCGGGATTTTCGCCGTTTTGTTCCCGTAATGAGGTTTCCCAGAGGCTAATTCCACCAGTCGAATCAAATGGTTTTCAGCAATTTCCCGTTGACCTCGAAACGGGAATTGTTAGGGAGCCGAGACGGGAACTCACAAAGTCTAGACGGGAATTTTCATCCATAACCGCCAAGGTGTTTTTCCCTTATGTGGGTCTCACGGCGGACGGGCACCGATTAAGCCGCAGCAAGGCTGAAGAACAGCCATTTTGGCGCCAGCCGGCCGGAACAACAGCTACAGCAGCTGCGGATACCGTGCAGAAATGCCAGCCAAATCCGCCGCGTAAGCGCGCCGAGATCCGCGGGCTGGTCACCGACTCACCCAGTGGCTGCATCCTGGCCCCGGGGTTCGATCATCCGGAGGGTTGGCCGTTTTGCCGACCGCCGATAAACGAGGGTTAGGAAAACTGTCAATGCAGGTCGAGACCCTTCCGGTCGAAACGCTCCGGCCGTATCTGCGGAACGCGCGGACACACTCGAGGAAGCAAGTCCGGCAGATCGCGGACAGCATCCTGAAGTTCGGCTTCTGCAACCCGGTTCTCGTTGACGACGAGGGACAGATCATTGCGGGCCACGGCCGGGTGGCCGCCGCCAAGCTGCTCGGCATGAGGGAGGTGCCGGCCGTACGGCTGTCGCATCTCAGCGAGACCGATAAGCGGGCTTACGTCCTCGCCGACAACAAGCTCGCTGAGAAGGCAGGGTGGGACCGGGAAATCCTGGCCATCGAGCTGCAGGCGCTGGTCGACCTCAGTTTCGATGTTCAGTTGACCGGCTTTGAACCCGCCGAAGTGGACCTCATCCTTGAGGAAGCTCAGGAAGCGACGGACGCGACGGGCGGCCCCGAGGACAGCATTCCGGCTTATGCGGCCGGTCCGGTCGTGACGTCCTCGGGCGATCTGTGGGAGCTTGGGTCACACCGTCTGCTGTGCGCCGACGCGCGCGAAGCCGCGAGTTATTCCATCCTGCTCGGTTTTAGCAAACCGGAATTCGTCTTCACCGACCCGCCGTACAACGTTCCGATCGACGGCCACGTCTGCGGGCTCGGGCGCGTCCGGCATGCCGACTTCGCCATGGGGTGCGGAGAAATGAGCCAGCCGGAATTCGTCTGCTTTCTCGAAACGGTATTTGGGCATTTGGTGGTCCACACCGCGGATGGCTCGATTCACCAGATCTGCATAGACTGGCGGCACATGCCGGAGATGCTGGCGGCCGGTAACGCGGTCTACACCGAACTCAAGAACCTGTGCGTTTGGAACAAGACCAACGCCGGAATGGGATCGTTTTACAGGTCGAAACATGAACTGGTCTTCGTGTGGAAGAGCGGCAGCACGCCTCACATCAACACGTTCGAGCTTGGCCAACATGGCCGGCATCGGTCGAACGTCTGGGACTATGCGGGGGTGAACAGCGCCAAGGTGGGCAGGCTCGATGAGCTTGCGATGCACCCGACCGTCAAGCCGGTCGCTCTTGTATCGGAGGCCATCAAGGACTGCTCCCGGCGCAATGGCCTCGTGCTCGACCCGTTCGCCGGCAGTGGCACGGTGGTGATCGCGGCCGAGCGCACCGGCCGCAGGGCTCGCGCGCTGGAAATCGACCCTCACTACGTCGATGTCGCGGTGAAGCGCTGGCAGGCCTACACCGGCAAGGACGCGGTTCTCTCGGCAAGCGGCAAGACGTTCGAGGAAGTCGGCGAGGAACGCGCACGCGCCAGCAGCGTGATTCCCCCAGCTCCAACCATGGCTCAGCCGGCCTAAGCGAGAGCGGAGCCTATCGTTTGTCAACTCCCGGAGAGCGCCATGTCGAGTAGGGATGATGAAAACAAAACGCCTGCGGAGCATCCGGCAAAACACAGACCAAAGGGGGAATACGAGCGGGGATACTGCAAGCCGCCCATCGAGCATCAGTTCAAGCCAGGCAACAATATGAACCCGAAGGGGCGCAAGAAAGGATCGAGAAGCCGCAAGGTGGTGATTGAGGAGGTCCTGTTCGAGCAGATCACAGTCCGGGAGGGTACCGAAACCAAGCAAATGTCCAAGCTTGAGGCTGTGCTTAAAAAGACGTTTTCCCAGGCGCTGGCGGGTGACAAGAAAGCGGCGCTTACCATTATTGGGTTGGCCCAGAAGGAGGGCTTTCTCACGCGGGAGGAAGAAGAAGCTGTCGAAAACCTTCCCGAAAGCGATGCGGCGATCATGGAGGACGTCAAAAGAAGGCTCGGTGTCGCCCCATCAGAACACGCCAGCGAGGCTCCCGCGCAGTCGCGCAGCGCTGCCGCTACCGAGCCTCCTCAAGGCGATGCCTGCCAATCCGCAACAGGGCTCCCTAAACTCACAAGGCCCGTATTGACGGACGATCCATCCGCGCGCGCCAGCGAGGCTCCCGCGCAGTCGCGCAGTGGTGCCGCTGCCGAGCCTCCTCGAGGCGATGGCGGCCAATCCGCAACAGGGCTCCCTAAACTCACAAGACCAGTTCATCCTTTCGTACCACACCGCTGACGGGCGATGCATCCGCTCAGCCTGATTCGGACCTTCCCAAATTTACCAAGCCGTGTCCTTAACACTCCACTGGACCTGGCTGTTTCGGTAGGGTTCCGCTGTCTCAAGGACCACGAGCATGAACAGCTTGAGAAAAGGTACGGCAGCGACGCCGCCGCTGCGCTACACGGACCAAGAGATGTTCCGAGTGTTTCTGCGCACCGACCTCTATGCGTTTGTTCAGAAGGTCTTTGGGACCGTCGAGCCCGGTAAAACGTTCTCTCGGAATTTGGGTACTGAGGCCATCACGCATGCCCTCGATAAAATCGTCAAAGGCGAGATCAGGCGACTCATCATCAACATCCCGCCCCGAAACCTCAAATCCATCTGTGCCTCGGTCGCGTTGCCGGCGTTTCTGCTCGGGCGCGACCCAACTAAAAAAATCATTTGCGTCAGCTACAGCGATGATCTGGCCACGAAGTTCTCCAACGACTGTCGTGCCGTCATGCGGGCTGATTGGTACCGGAAAACTTTCCCGAGAACGCGAATCGACAGGGCCAAAGACACAGAGACTGAAGTGCGGACGACAAAACGCGGCTATCGGCTCGCCACCTCAGTTGGTGGCACGCTGACGGGCCGTGGCGGCGACCTCATCATCATCGACGATCCGATCAAGCCTGATGAAGCACAATCCGAGGCCGTCCGTAAAAAGACGATCCAGTGGTACGAGAACACCTTGCTGTCGCGCCTTGACGACAAAGTTCACGGCGCCATCGTGATCGTGATGCAGCGTCTGCATATGGATGACTTGACCGGACACATTTTGGAAAGGGGCGGCGGCGGCTTTGAGCACTTGTGCCTTCCAGCGATCGCGGAAGAGCCGCAACTCATTCAACTCGCAAACGGTCGCATTCACATTCGCAAAATCGGTGATGTGCTCGATCCCGTTCGCGAACCGCTCTCGGCCATTGAGAAGCAACGCGACGCCATGACGCCCCTTTTCTTCAGCGCGCAGTATCAGCAGAGACCGATCCCGCTTCAGGGAAATATCATCAAACGCGAGTGGCTTCGATACTTCAGGGGCAGTGTGCCACACAAGGAAGGCGAGTACTACGTCACGAGCTGGGACACTGCCTCGAAGACTACTGAACTGAACGATTATTCAGTCGGGACGGTTTGGCTGGTGCACGATGGCGGTAAAAAGGTCTACTTGGTTGACTTGGTGCGCGGCCGGTTTGAGTTTCCGAGACTTATCAAGGCGGCCAAGGAACTTTACCAGAAATGGAGATTTGGTTGGGCAAGAAATTTTCTTATCATTGAGGACAAGGGTTCGGGGACCGCTCTGATCCAGGCTTTGAAAGAAGAGATGATCTATGCCTACCCGCACTTCATGAAACTCGATGGCGACAAGGTAATGCGGATTACCGCACAGACTAATCAATTCTATGCTGGGTGCGTGCATTTCAAGGAAGACGCCCCATGGCTTGGCGAACTCATGACCGAGCTTCTCGGCTTCCCCGGCACGCGCCACGATGATCAGGTTGACTCGGTTTCGCAGGCGCTCGCATTCATTGCGTATTTTGAGAAGAATAGAGTTAGAGTCCGACCAGTAATATACTGAGTGCACGCAATCTTGGCGGATAATCACGTTGAAGCCTCATCGAATTCCTAACTTTAATGTTGCCTTATCCTGAGAGTTGACTTCATATCGTACGTCTTTGTCGCCATGATCTGACCGGCCGCCCTGTTCATCTGAGGCCGCCGGCAACGGATGCACTCGCGGAAGACCAAGAAGCATGTCGACCACATCGCAGACGCCTCCCTGCGGCCAAAAAATCAATCGCCGGGGCGGGCCATCTCCGTCCCGGCGATCCGCATGTCTCTGTGCTTCGCTATGACGGCAGAAGTGAGTTATAGACCTGCTTCACGCAGGCTGCGGCAGCGTGGTTAAGTCGCTAGCGATGTTTGCGCGATCCGTTGGCCGAAAAGCCTTGCCAAAGAGAAACTCTGTGTTAAAGGCGAGGCGCGGCAATGAACAGCCTCCTTCGAACTTCACCCGGGATGTGACGCGTTAGACACTCCTCGAGTGCCTGATATTTTTGAGTTGTGACGGCGTGACGTCGTCTTTGCAGTATGAGCACCACGCCGCCTCAAACTGCGCCCGGTAGTATCCTTTCAGGGTTGGCTTGCCGGAAGCGGCGGCGAAGATCCTGATGATCCGCGGCCGGATCTGGAACGGCTCCAACAGCTTGGCCAGCTCACCTTGGGACAGCTTACGCGGCTGCTGATTGCCGTTGATCCCGCGCCACTCCGACCAGAGGGCATCGTCTGCACCGTTGAGGTGGTCCACTATTGTTTTGCTCGGCAAGCGGTCGATGCCGCGGCCGTCAAAGATGTTGCGAATGTCGCGCAGCAGGACGACGGCCGCATCCTCGTCCTGATGCTGGCTGGTCCATGAGACGGCAGCGTCTCTCGCCCGCATGGCCCAATCGGCGCCGAACGCATCCGCAACGGCGATCAAGGGGCGCCAGTTGTCGGCTTGACGGTCGCGCAATGACGCGGGCATTGGCGGGTCTGAAGCAATCTCGGCGTCTTTCGCCCACCTGAGCATCATGCGATAGGCGATATTGAGGTCGGCTCTAGTGTCCGCGTCGTCTTTGTCGAGCCGTGTCAATTTGCGCCGGCCGTCGCGCCGCGCCATGTGGATCACGATCGAGCGGTGCATGACCGGCAGCGGCAGCATGCCGATCGCGGCCACAGCGACGGGCGCAAACGTCGAGAGGGACCGGGCTTGGCCGCCATGGTATCGCGTCACCTTGCCGCCGCGGCGATGTCCCGAATTGAGCACGGCGCGCAGGGCCCCATTGAAGGCGAGGCCGAGGTTGTCGGCTTCGTCGATCAGCAGGGTTGGATGCTCGCGGTCAACCGCATGGTAGATGCTGGCGGCGGTAATGCTGTCGGACTTGAGCGGATGCACGCACATGGCCTCGAGCAGATCGAGCAGCGTGGTCTTGCCGCAGCCGCGAACCGGACTGGTCACCATCAGCCGCGGCGTCACCGTAAATCGCTGGTAGACGAATGTGTGGGCGATCCACAGTGACACGGCGACGAATTGGTGCGGCGTCATTTCGAGGTAGCGCCACAGGAGATGGTGCACGACGTCAAGAGGATTGATGGCGGGATCGGACGCGGCATCGTGCCACTCGGACCATACGTTTGGGGCCGCGGAAAACAGAGAATCGACAAAGGCTTTCCAGCTTCGCCGCTGTCTGGCCAACAGGTCGCTTATTTTTTGCCGCGCGTTGTCGAATTCCCCGTTATTGTCCTGACCAAGCATCGCGAAAAGCTTCTTGAGCTTTTCTCCGTGGTGTCCGCGGAACCATAAGCTCGCCAGAAGGTCATTCCAGGATTTTTGGTTCGCCGCGAGCGTATCGCGGATTGTTTGACGTGCTTTCCGCCGTCGCGTCGGCTCAGGTGAGCCCAGGGCGGCTAGCAAGGTTTTGAGCGTGTCGCGGAATTGAGCCTCACTCGTCATGTGGTGCCGCGGCGATGTTCAACCCGATTTGCTGCTCTTGCTCGGCCCAGGACCAGGGCAGCGCGTGGGCGAGCGCCGTTACGGTGAGACCGGCCGGCGCGGTGGCGTCGAGGATGGCTGCAACGATGCGGGGCGACACGAAGGCGAGCTGGGCGAGGAGGCGGACGTGGCGTTCGACCTTGCCATGGCGGCGGGCGATCGCCGCAAGGCTCGCGGCGCGCCCGTGCGCCAAATCATCGACCCAGTTGCGCGCCTTGGCGATCGCGATCAGGAGGGCCTCGCGCCGGGACGGCGTCATCGGAGTGCTGTGGGCCGGCACGTGGATGATGCCCTTCACGGCGGCCGGGACTGGGCTGGTCCACGGGATGCTAATCTTCGTGACGCTCGCTTGCGGCGGCGAGCTGCCAGCTTGGCCGCCAGCCTCCGTCGGTTCCACGGCTTGGACGCATTGGCGCAGGTGCAGTTCGATGTGCTTCGGGCTCAGCGTCACCCGCTCGACGTGGCGTTCGATGAGCTCTCGCTCGCGAGTGCAACTCGCGTCCACCCGATCGTTGTCCGCCTGACCGGGTCCGTTCGCCTGCAGGTGATTGCGGAGCGCTGCCATGACCAACGCTTCGATCTCGGCGGCCGGCACACGGCCGATCGAGCCGGTTGCCTGGCGCTTGTTTTGCAGCACGGCCTGGGAGACGTAATAGCGGTAGCGAACGCCTGCCTTGTTGGTGTGGCTCGGGCTCATGCGGTTGCCGCGCTCATCGAACAGGCGGCCGGCCAGGAGGGCGGCTGAACCGCGCAGCCGGCAACGCCGCGCTACCGCATGCGCGGCGAGCCTCTCCTGCACGGCCGCGAACAGGGCCGCATCGAGGATCGCCTCATGAGGGCCGGGATGGACCTCACCACGGTAGGCCACCTCGCCGAGGTAGAACCGGTTCTTGAGCAGATAGGCGAGCGCCCCCACTCCGAACGGGCCACCCCCGATAGTGCGGCCATTGGAGAGCTGGCGTGCCTTGCTGCGGATGCCCCGCCGGGCGAGATCGTCGGCCAGCGCGCGAACCGAGCCAAGCTCCAGATAGCACGCAAAGATGGTGCGCACCGCCGCGGCTTCGTCCGTGACCACCACCACCTTTTTGTCGAACGCCGCATAGCCGAGCGGGACCGGGCCTCCGACCCAAACGCCCTTGCGCTTGGAGGCCGCGATCTTGTCGCGCACCCGCTCCCCGATCAGCTCGCGCTCGAACTGGGCAAAGGACAACAGCACGTTGAGCGTGAGCCGCCCCATGCTGGAGCTGGTGTTGAAGGATTGCGTCACCGACACAAACGAGACGTGGTGGGCGTCGAACAGCTCGATGAGCTTGGCAAAGTCCGCCAGCGAGCGGGTGAGCCGGTCGACCTTATAGACCACCACCGTGTCGATGCGGCGGCCCCGGACATCGGCCAGCAGCGCCTGCAGGGCTGGCCGCTCCAACGAGGCGCCCGAGAGCCCGCCGTCGTCATAGCGATCCGCCACAAGCCGCCAGCCCTCATGGGCCTGGCTCCTGATGTAGGCCTCGCAGGCCTCACGCTGGGCGTCGAGCGAGTTGAAAGCGAGGTCGAGATTATGCTCGGTCGACTTGCGGGTGTAGATGGCACAGCGGAATAGCTTGCTGGTGG